AACCCCCGGCCAGGCCCGCTCATTGGTTGAAGAATTATTGCAACGCCTGGCCGTGCGCCAGATCGCCGACCGCCATCAGCCGCCGATCTCCCGTGAGGAGATTGAGGCGGAGAAGGCGGGGTTGCGCTCCAGGTATTTTCTAGGGGCGGGGCAAGCCCCGCCCCAAATTAAGTTGCCTTATCGGTGGTGGGAGCCCCGATAAGGCAGAGGGTGGTGGGCGGTGCTCCCAACGCCCCCACCGCCCACTTGGTAGGGAACGAAAAGCGTAACTCGCAAGGGGAACAAGCCGCAGACCTTCAGAACAGGTCGGCGCTACCCGCTGGCCGCCAAGATGGCGGCGCTACGGCTGCCTCCGCCAATCCAAAATCCAAAATCGAAAATCAAAAATCGCCCGACCAGCTCCTGATGTTGCGGATTAAAACCGCCTGGGGCCCGGCGATCGCGGCAGCCTGCCGATACTCCTCGGTCTGCCCGGCATTTATGGCGGCCCTGATTGCCAATGAATCCGGCGGAGAACCTACCGCCAGGCGCTTCGAGCATGGTGTTTACCAGCACCTGCGCGCGGTGCTGGACGGCAAAGAAGATCATTACGGCTCGATTGATAAGACGGACCTGAGCGGCTGCCGGGATTCCGACGTGCGCGAGTTTTCGACTTCGTGGGGCTTGACCCAGATCATGGGTTACCATCTGCTGAATTGGGGACACAACCCCGATAGTCTGCTCGATCCAAAATTCAATTTGGACTTTGCCACGCGCCTCCTGGCGAACTTTGCTCAGGCCTACAATCTTGATCTGCGGGCGGAATTCGAGGAGATGTTCCGTTGCTGGAACACCGGACACCCTTACGATGACGCGCAGACCAAGCGCGTCGAGGGCAAGACTACGGACCCGGAGTATGTGCCGAACGGACTGCGGCGTATGGAAATCTATAGGGAGATTGTGCCATGTTGAAAATCATCCTCGCGGTTTTAGCCGCAATTCTGGCGGTCGGTCTGTTTGCCTTTGCCCAGCAGCAGCGGGTAAAGAAACAGCACAAAATCACCGTATCGCCCCCGACCTTGATAATCACGACCGAGGCTTTGCCGAACGCCATGGTCGGAGTGCCGTACTCCGCACAAATATTAGCGGCCATGGGCACTCCACCTTACACCTGGACGTTGGATACCGGTTCTGTTTTGCCGGCCGGACTCAGCCTGGCCACCGTCAGTTCGACCGGCAAGATTACCGGCATACCGACAACGCCAGGAGATTTTAATTTCACGATAGTGGTCACCGACTCAGGGACGCCCGCGCTAGCGAGGCGAATGAACATTATAGGCACCGTGCCGAACGCCGGGGGGTAACGATAGTGATTTCTGAATTGTGAAACGGAAGGCGAGTTGAGATGGGCGCAGTGCTGATTGGATTTTTGGTACTGATGGTGTTTGCGGCAGGGGTGGTTTGCCGGGCAAAGACTGAATTGTGATTATGAACTGGCTGAAACAACTCTTCTCCGATGAACCGGGCCTTTCGTTTGGGCGCTTGTCCTCGCTACTTTGGAGTGGCGCGGTGATCGGCTGGGTTTCCGTGATCGTTTGGCGCACCAACAGCATCGTGGATTGCCGGGGGCTGGAATACATCCCAGTCTGGTTCTATGCGGGTGGCAAGAGCATCGGGGCGCTGAAAGAGATTGCCGCCATGGTCAAGGGCAAGATGGGGCAAGGTTAATTTTAGATTTCAGATTTTGGATTTTAGATTAAATGATCGACCGATTGACATTCATACTCGTGGAACTACGACGCTGGGGACTGACGATAGCCGCCGGGTTGTTGGTGGTCGGAATCGGCGCCTGGTGGTTGGAACACGATAGCAGGCTGCGCCAGGCGGCCCAGGCGGAGATCCTCGATCGGCAAGATAAGTTGGCGATCCAAGCCTTGAAGAATCAGGCTGACACGGCCTTAGCGGCGGTTGTCAACTCCGCCGCACGCGAGAAGCAGGCGCGAGCGGCGCTCTCGGACCAGGCGCTGGCCGAAAAGACGCTCCTAGCGCAACTTCGACAAATGCGCGAAGCTGCGACACGCGACGCGGAGCGGCACGCGGCGCTTTCGCCTGCGGAAGTTAGAGCCGAAGTGGTCAGGCAGTTGGGGCCGGATGGTGTAGGGGCGGGGGTTGCCCTGCCCTTGGCGCCGTCGAAAGAGGGGGCGGCAAGCCGTCCCCCTACATCCGAAGAGGGGCCGGCAAGCCGTCCCCCTACCTCCGAAGAGGGAGCGGCAAGCCGTCCCCCTACCTCCGTTGACCTGCGCCTTACGGAAATCGGCGTGCATAAGGTTGACCAGGCGCTACTCGATTTAGCGGCCTGCCGGGAGCAGGACGCCCTTGACAAGGAAATTATCGACAACTGCGTGCGGCAACGCGACTCGCTCGGCGCGATCGTGGCCGAGCGTGGGAAGCAACTCGACAGTTTCCAGACGGCGATGGCGGCCCAGCAAGACCTGGCGGGGACCGAGAAGGCGCAACTCGAACGCCAACTCCAAACCGCGCGCGGCGGCTGGCTGCGGCGAACCTGGGATCGAGTGAAGGCCCCGGTGATGTTTGCGGCGGGTGTGGGAATTGGACTGGCGGTGCCGTGATGAAAAACCGAAACCTGCAGGAGAGCCAATGACGGTTCGAGACCTATGGAATGTTGCGGTGACGGATGCGGCCCCGCAGGTCATTTTCATCATCGGGTTATTGTGGGTGATCTATCGCCTGGGAACGCTCTGGATCACCAAACACTTTGAAAAACTGGTCCCGGTCCACGAGCGTCAAGCCAAAGCAGTCGAGTATTTATCTGAGACGGCGGCGGACTTAGCGAAAACGGTAGACAAACTGGCGGATCATTGGGACCGGGACCATAATGCGCTCTATTCCGCCATCCGGGCGGCGCATGCAAGGCTCGAGACCATTGAGGGACAGACATGAGGAGACCTAAAACTTCCGAACGGGTAAGACATGACCGTGACCGCACGGTGATACTCCAAATTCTGGTGCCGAAGGGCGCGGGCAACGAGATGGAGTTTTACGAGTTGCTCGACCAGGCCGACCTCCGCGACCGCCCTATGTCGGTCGAGACCTTGGCCTTTCACGTCCGCTATCTGAACGGCAATGGGTGGTTGGGGTTTCGGGAGGAAACACCGCCCGATTCGAAGGTGAAGAAGATCAAGACGGTTTGGATTACTGCGCTTGGTATTGATGTTCTGGATGATGTGGCATGAGAGCGGGTAAGCGCAAAGCGTGGCTCGAAAAGCAGCCGGAAGAGGTTCGTTTGTATGTCCTCGGGCTCCTCGGCGATCCAGCGGTCACTTACGAGGAGGCGAGCCGGAGGTTGCAAGCAAAGTTTGCTCTCAAAGTTCCACCGTCAACCTTGGCTTACAGCCGCAGTCTTACCGTGGGCCAGGATGAAGACGATTTGCAGGAGGCCAAGCAAGAGGCGGCGCGCTTTACGGAGTTCATCCGCCAAAACCCCGATATGCCGGAAGAGCGGCTGCGCAAGACCTGGTTCTATCGGCGCCTGGCCTCAAAAGAATTCCGCGACGGCTCAGTCGAGCCCAGCAAGTTGGTTTTTCTGGCGCAACGGGAACGTGAACTCGAATTGCGCGAGCGGCAGATCGCGGCGGTAGAAGAACAGAACCGGTCCAAAGTGAGGGAATTGGAAATCTCGCAACAGAAGATTGCGGTGGCGGCGGGCGGTCTGGACGGCCGCGACCTGTACTTGCGCGCGGCCCAGGACGTCCTGAAAAAGTTGCAGACCTACAAGGAACTGAAACCCGCGCTCGCCCTGCGCCGGGAAGAAATCGTGGGCGAGTTGGCGCACGCGGCGGAAGCATTCGTGAAGAAGGTGGAAGCGCAAGCATGAAGATGAAGGCCAGCAAACGGGAACGGGTGGAACAGGCGAAGGGCGCCCTGCGTTTGATGTTTGCCGAGGGTCCCGCGAAGATTCAGGCGCGTGCCGATGCTAAGGAAGTTTTGGCCCGGGCCTGGGTGCTGGCGGGAAAGATCACAGACTTTGCTCAGAAGTATTTCCACCACTATATGCTGGACGAGAAGACGGGAGCATTCATTCCCCCGGCGCAGTTCCACCAGGAAGTCTATGAACTGCTTTTGACCGAGCAATATGCGGCGGTGGCGGCGCCGCGTGAACACGCCAAGTCCACCATCGTTTCTCTGATCTTCGTAGTCTTCTGCATCTGCCAGAAACTGCGGCGGTTCGTAGTGTTGATTTCCGATACCCAGCCGCAGGCGCGCCTATTGTTGGGCGCGGTGAAGGCGGAACTGGAAGACAACGATCAACTGCGCGAAGATTACGGCGACCTGGTTCCGCGTGGCGACGGCGTAAAGTGGGCGGAAGAAGATATCATCACCACCACCGGGATTCGGGTGAGCGCGCGCGGCGCCGGCCAGTCCCTACGTGGCTTACGTCAGCGCGCAGCGCGCCCGGATCTGGTGATCCTGGATGATATCGAGAACGACGAATCCGCCGAGAACCCGCAGACCCGCGCCAAGCTTATGATGTGGTTCAAACGCGCCGTGCTGAACCTGGGCAAGCACTGCCAGTTCCTGGTGATCGGCACCATCCTTCACCATGATTCGCTGCTGGCCAATCTACTTGATCCGGAGAAGTTCCGGAACTTCATCAAGCGTATCTATCAGGCGGTGGATGATGTTTGGACGCCGGATTCGGTCTTGTGGCCGGAGCGCTGGGAACTCGCCACGCTGAAACAGAAGTGTGCTGACATCGGCGCGCCGGACTTCGACCAGGAATTCCGCAACCGCCCCGTGTCGATTGAGTCGCAGACGTTCCTGCCGGAATGGTTCGAGCGCTGGTATTACACCGATGGGGAAATGAAGAGCAAAGCCTTGCGCAAAGTGACGGTGTTCGACCCGGCCATCCGGCAGAAACAGAGCGCGGATCTGTTTGCCACCGCCACCATCGGGGTGAGCGAGGATGGGACGATTTATGCATTGCGCGCCTCCGGCACCCGCCTGCCGTTCAACCAGCAAGTTGACCGCGTGATCAGCACCTTCTTGGCCGACCGGCCGGCGCAGGTGGGCATCGAGACTATCGCCTATCAGGAAGCCTTGAAGATGGAAGTGGAGCGGCGCAGCCGCGAAGAGAAACTCTTTATTCCCATCGTTGAATTGAAGCCGCACACCGACAAGCTGATGCGCATCGCTGCGCTCGCGCCCCTGATTGAAAATGGCACGCTGCGCTTTCGGCGCGATCAGGTGGATGCCGTGCGGCAGTTTGTGCAGTTTCCCAAAGCTGACCATGACGATATTCCCGACGCGTTGGCGATGGCGGTCGATATGGTGCGCAAAGTTGTCCCGGCAGCCTGTGGCGGCCGGGATGACGTGGAAGAAGCGCCCCGGCGGCCATCAGTGTTCGATGATCGCAGCCGGGAACGGGACGGTGATGAGCCGGAAGAAGAAATTCATGCCGGGGTGTTGGCGAACAGTAGGCCCCATTTCTTCGGGTTTCGGAGGTTCTTCAGATGAGCACGATCATGATTCGGCGCGCCAGACCATCGGAGATGACCTTGTGGGAGCGCCTCTGTGAGGCCGTGGGCGTCTTGCTAGGGGAGGACGATCTCTGCTTTGGCAGGGGAGACCGTGACAAGATTATCTCTCCGATCGACCTACGGAATGACCTGTTCGGAAGATTCAGGTGCTACAACGGGCGACTTGGGTGTCCAGAAGGGTTTGTGGCGGTGAAAGAGCAAAGCGGTCTGGCCGGCGAATGCTGAATAGTGAATTGTGAATTATGAATTATGCAAAGAGAATTCGGCAAGCCTGGAACGTACTGAGTGGCCGGGTGACAGCCGCCGGGGGCGGCGGGTTTGACCTTACCCAGCGCGACATCCAGGCGGGGTTCCGCAAACTCTCCGGGAATAATTCAAACCGCGATCTAGCGCCTCTGATGCAGGACAAGATGATCGAGCTGGCCTGGTATCTCTACGACCGCAACCCCCTGGCCAAGCGCCTGATCAATCTGACCAAGGTTTTTGTGGTGGGTGAAGGGTTGAAAGTGCAGGCGGAAGACGAACAAGTGCAAGCCTGGCTTGACGCTTTCTGGGACGACCCGATCAATCGCCTCGATCTGGAATTGCCGGATTACGTGAAGGAACTCGGGCTCTTCGGCGAGCAACTTTATCGCACGACAGAGAATCCTGTCGATGGATCATTACGCCTTTGGTACATCGATCCGAGTGAAATCGACCAGGTGATCTACGGGGGCGCCCCCGATGATGAGTCGGGCAGCGACCGGTCGATTGCCATTCCGATTGAAGTTCTACTCAAACAGAAATTCGGTGAGGCCACGGGCCCACGCCTCCAAGTCTATCGCCCCGATGAGGATCCCAACTCCGCGACCTTCGGACGTCCGCGGGGCAACTGCTTCTACTTTGCGATCAATAAGGCCAAACGGAGCGCCCGCGGGCGCAGCGATATCTTTGCCCAGGCTGACTGGCTCGATGCTTACGAACAACTACTTTTTGCCGGCGTCGACCGTTCTCAACTACTCAACTCGTTTATTTGGGATGTGGAGTTGAAGGGGTTTACCCAGGAGCAGATCGACGAGTGGTTGCAAACCTATGGCAAGCGGCCGCGGTCGGGGTCGCTGCGCGCCCACAACGAGAATGTGGTGTGGAAGGCGGAGGCGCCGGATCTGGGGTCGCAGGATATGACAGAGATGACGCGGCTCTTCAAAAACCACATCCTGGGGACCTCCGGCTTCCCCGAACACTGGTTTGCGGAGGGCGGGCAGACCAACCTGGCCACCGCGGGCGAAATGGGAATGCCGACGGTCAAGACGCTGAAAGAGCGACAAAAGTTTGTCAAGCACATGTTGCTCTCGATGTGCACGGTGGTGATTGACCGGGGGGTGGCTCACGGGTCCTTGCCGGCAGGCGTCAATCGAGCCCTCAGCATTACCGCGCCGGAACTCGAAGTACGCGACAGTACCAAACTCGGCGCGGCCGTGTCGCAAGTGGCGGCGGCGCTTTCGCTGGCCATTCAGGAAAGCTGGATCACCAAGGAAACGGCCGCGCGCGTCTTTGCCAATATGGTTTCGCAACTCGGCCAGGACGTGGATGCCGATGAGGAATTGGAAAAGCTGGCGGCGGGGTTGCAGGCAAATGAAGCGGATTATGCGGGGAAGAAGGGGCCAGGGGCCGGGGACTCGGGGCCAGGGAGGGATGTCGCTGGGGCGGCGGCGCTACCCAAACCGGGAGCGGTGCAGTGACCTTTGTGTCTTTATGCCTTGGCGGTTTGCACGGATGTTTGACAAGCGCGAATACGAAAAGCGAATTCGGGAGTTGATCCGGCAGGCGAAAGATGTCTCGCCGGAGGCCACGCGGGCCGCCCTCAAGGCGCTCCAGGGCGCGCACGATGAGGTATTGCGGGAGATTGCCGGGCTGCCTTCGGAGGCTTCGAGTTATTCGCGGTATCAACTCCAGGGGTTGCGGCGGGCGACGGAACGCGCCATGGAAGATTTCGAACGGCATCTAAAATCGGAAATTACCGGTGCCCAGAACGAGAAGTTCCTGGCCGGGCGGGAGAATGTGGATCGGACGCTGCGGGATGCCATCAGCGCCCCGGCGACTCTCGCCGACCTCAGCCGCACCCAATTGCTTGTTGCCCAAGGGTACACGGCAGACCTGGTAACGGGATTAAGCGCCGCGGCGAAGGCGCGGCTTAATTCCACCATTCAGCGGGCCTTTCTCGGCGGGCAATCGGTGACGGACATCATCAAGGAAATCGGGCGCTCGCTGGGCGACGGGCAGTTTGGAATTATCAGCCGCCGGGCGGAAACGATCTATCGCACGGAAGTTTTGCGAGTTGCGAGCATGGCGACGCAGGCGCGCCTCGAACAGGCAGTCGAGCGCGGCGTCCCGGTGCAAAAGATGTGGATCCACGCAGGTATGCCGGCGCGCGTGCGCTGGTATCACCGCGCGATCGATCGGGAAGTGGCGTCGGTGCACGAGACCTTTGCGGGCAGCGGGCCAAACAGTGATGACGATCTGATGTACCCGCTCGATCCTAAGGGCGCGGCCGCCGATACGGTGAATTGTGGTTGTATTGCGATACCTTGGGTTGAGAGTTTTGCCAAGTTTGCGGGCGTAACGACGCCGGCATGATTTTAGATTTGGGATTTTGGATTAAGAGAGAACGAATTTCAAATTTCGAATTCACAAGGAGGAAGGACATGGCAGAGGAAAAAAAGAGCGCGGTAGTTATCCCTAGCTCGCAAGTCGTGGGCGAGGGCGACCAGCGGCGCGTGGTCCCGAAAATCGTGAAGGTTACGAGCGAAAAGGACATGACGCCGGAACTGATTTTCAAGGGCCCGGAAGCGGACAAGGGCATCAACAGTTATGTGACCGTCGATGGCAAGAAGCTGCGGTTTGACGGCAAGACGGGAGCGCTGCTGAGTTTGGGCGTCTTCGCGTTCATGCTGCTCAGCTTTGTGCCGCAGAGTTTTGCCCAGGCGACTGGACGCACCAAGGTACAGATCCCGGCCATCGAAGCGCCTTTCTGTACTAAGAGCCTGACCGCCCTGGCGGTGGACTGCACGGCGGGGAAAGTATATTTGGGCGATGGCGAGATCACGGTGGCCGCCACCACCGTCAGTGCGCTGACGGCCAACAAAACGGATTGCGCCGGACCCACCTACACCAGTTGCGATATCGTCTACGCCGATAATGCCGGGGCGCTCCACTTCACCGCGACCCCCGCTACGGCCTTTGGTTCTGGCAACTCGGTTCTAGCCTACGTCAAGACCGGGGCTTCCGCCGTTAGCTCGATTCAATATCCGTGGCAGGATACCCGGTCAGATATCGACGTGGCTACCACCGCCGGCGCCTTGGCGTCCAATCCGACGGACTGCGGGCCCAACACCTACGCCACGACTATCGCGGCCAACGGTAATCTGACGTGCGGGAGCGTTACTAATGCCTCAACCACGGCGGTGACCACCAACACGGCGAGTACGATTGTGTTGCGTGATGGCTCCGGGGCTTTCGCGGCAGGGACTATCACGGCGGCATTAGTTGGCAATGCTGACACGGCCACGGCCCTGGCGGCCAATCCCCCGGACTGCGGCGCGAACACTTATGCCACCACCATCGCTGCCAGCGGGGCTTTGACCTGCTCGGCGGTAAATGCTGCGGCAGGTTTGTCGGGGGTGACGCCCCTGGCCAACGCGGGCACCGGCATTGCCAACGGGGCCACCCAACAGACCGCCGCCACCAATGGCACGCAAGTAACCGCCGGAACGTGTCAGGCGCAGACGCCCTTGGCGATTACGGGCGTGGTAACGACTTCGAAAGCTTTTTGGTCGCTGCCCAATGCCCCCGTGGCCACCTGGCAAACGGGGATCACCGTCCAGTTAGTGGTGAGCGCGGGGGCGGTCACACCCTATTTGTGCAATCCGACGGCGGGGAACATTACGCCGGCGGCTCAGGTGCTAAACATTGGCGTGATTTTGTAGGGATTGGGTGATTGAGTGATTGACGGCCGGCGGAGAAATTCCGCCGACCGCCATCGAAAGAAAACGATCAAGGAGAAACGGCCATGGCAACATCCGGACCGCCCAACATTTTGCCCGATAGCCGGATGAAGAACCCGACAACCGTCATCCGGGGAACACTCGGTGGCTTTCCCGTGAACCTCGTCCCCGTATTCTGCGCCAACTGTGGTGCGGGTGGCCCATATGTGCCGGCAGAGAACATGACTTTTGCCTTCTACCTCTGCAATCCCTGCGCAGAAAAGTGGGGGGCTATAGTCGGAACCTACATGATGCCGGATGAGGTCTTCTGGGGGAAGGTCAAGGAAGCGCAGATTGAGAAATACGGCCGAGAACTTTCCGGGCCGGAGATCGTTGAAATGTTGAAGGATGAGAACAGCATTTTCTCGAAACTCGCAAAGGATCGTAAAAATCTAACACCAAAGGAGTAAGTCCCATGTTTGTATACTCAATCAATTTAACCGCGCCAGGGGAATTTACCTGTAGTGGTTCGGCGAATACAGAGGTCGGGGTCTATTCGGTGAAGCCCGGGCCGAGAAATCTTTCATGGCAAGCCATGTCGATTCTCGGGAAAGGTGCAGGGTTAACCGCCATCTCCGGGATTGCTATTCGGATGATGACGGTGACCACCGCATCAACTGCTGGGAGTGCGGCGACCAAAGCACCCAAGGACATTAACAGTCCAACCGCCGGCCTGACGGCCATATCGGGACAAACGATCTCGACCACCGGTCGGGTTAACCACCAGGTCTTCGGTTGCGGCGCGGCGGGGCCGGGTGGATGGGTTGTACCCAATCCCGATTCGCAACTCACCCTTCCCGGGACCTCCGCGGGAAGTATAGATGCCTTGTGCGTTTCGGGGACTGTCTCCCTGAAGTTCGAGGCGACGATGGACGTGGTTGAATAAACGCCGTCGCTCGATTTCGAGCTGACACCGGCGACGGTTGACACATAGGGGCGGTTGGTGAACCGCCTCTATGCAGGTAGAGGCAGGGGCGGGTTCGCCCCGCCAACATAGGTATTGGTGCAGCGGCGGGTTTATCCCGCCAAGGCAAAATGGCGGCAAAAAACTCGCCGCTACTGGTAACCGATGGCAACGACTCTCTATCTTCGGGATAGCAAGGACAACGCGATAAATGTCTATCGGGACATGCTCGCGGCCAAGGGCGCATCCCTCGCCACCGGGGTTATCACCTTAGTAGCTGGCCCGGCCACTATCCAATGGACCAAAACGGAGGGTGGAGAGGCCCTCTCGTGGGTCAGTGGTCGGGCACCTGCTGGTGGATTTACCCTAACCGGCGTGACCTTCAACGTCTGGGGCAAAGAATCCAACGCCAACGATAATACCGGGTTGCGCGCCGTAATCCAATTGCAGGGCGAGCCCTATGGACAAACTGATTCGTGGGGAACCATCGGAACCTATGACAAAGGCGTTGAGTTGGTCCGCACGAACCGCGGCGTAAACAATTGGTCGACGGGGGCAATCAGTCAAGCCTTCGTCGAAAATCAACGCATCAGGATAGTCATTTATGGTATAGACACCGGCGGTGTCATGACCACGGGCACAGCCGACATTGGCTATGACGCCGCGACCGACGCGGTGGATGGTGACAGTTATGCCACCCTGAACGAGACCGTGACCTTTAAGCCCGAAGGAATTTTAACTGACGATGATCCCCCTGCCAGTGGGTACTTGGGCGCCGCAGTTCGGGGTCTAGGCGCGTTATTATTTGCCTCCACTCTCCTTACTGCAACCATCGCCCAGGGGATAATAAACAACGACCCATCGGAAGTTCCGGCGCCCGCTGTTCTTACGCCGGAAGAGGACTATTGGCAGAATCCGGTACGGCCGGCAGTGGCGGCGGTCTATCAACCGTTGCCCTATCTACCTGATGGGCAAGATGTCCCCGCCGGGAAACTGTTCGGACAACCCGAAGAAGATTATTGGCAGAATCCCGTGGCGCCGGTCCTGGCGGCAGTCTACCAACGGCTGCCCTACCTGCCGGATGCAGAAGAAATTCCGGCCGGGAAACTCCACAGTCCCGAAGAGGATTATTGGCAGAATCCCGTGGCGCCGGTCCTGGCGGCAGTCTACCAACCCCTGCCCTACCTGCCGGATGCAGAAGAAATTCCGGCCGGAAAACTCCACAGTCCCGAAGAGGATTATTGGCAGAATCCGACGGCGCCTGTCCCGGCGGCAGTCTATCAACCCCTCCCCTATCTGCCGGATTCCGAAGAAATTCCGGCCGGTAAACTCCACAGTCCGGAAGAGGATTATTGGCAGAATCCCGTGGCGCCGGTCCTGGCGGCAGTCTACCAACCCCTGCCCTACCTGCCGGATCCAGAAGAAATTCCGGCTGGAAAACTCCACAGCCCCGAAGAAGATTATTGGCAGAATCCCGTGGCGCCGGTCCTGGCGGCAGTCTATCAACCGCTGCCCTACCTGCCGGATGCAGAAGAAATTCCGGCCGGTAAACTCCACAGTCCCGAAGAGGATTATTGGCAGAATCCCGTGGCGCCGGTCCCGACGGCGGTCTATCAGCCGTTGCCTTATGCATTCGATGGGGGGGAATGGATTGCGCCGCCCTCTGGGGCGATGGCCGACGAAGATTACTGGCAGAATCCTGTGGCGCCGGTATTGGCGAGCTGCTATCAGCTCTTGCCATATCTGTCCGAGCCACAAGATGCTCCCGCCGGGAAACTGTTCGGACAACCCGAAGAGGATTTTTGGCAGAACCGGGTGGCGCCTGTCCCGGCAGGGGTCTACCAACCGTTGCCCTATCTGCCGGATGCAGAAGAAATTCCGGCTGGTAAACTCCACAGTCCCGAAGAGGATTACTGGCAGAATCCGGTGGCGCCGGTCCCGATGGCGCTCTATCAGCCATTGCCTTATGCATTCGATGGCGGGGAATGGATTGCGCCGCCCTCTGGGGCAATCGCCGACGAAGATTACTGGCAGAATCCCGTGGCGCCGATATCGGCGAGCCACTATCAGCTCTTGCCATATCTGCCCGAGGCACAAGATGTCCCCGCCGGGAAACTGTTCGGACAACCCGAAGAGGATTATTGGCGGAATCCCGTGGCGCCAGTTCTGGCGGGGATCTACCAACCGCTGCCCTACCTGCCGGATTCCGAAGAAATTCCGGCCGGAAAACTCCACAGTCCCGAAGAGGATTTTTGGCGGAATCCTGTGGCGCCAGTTCTGGCGGCGCTCTATCAGGCGTTGCCCTACCTGCCGGATGCAGAAGAAATTCCGGCCGGTAAACTCCACGGCCCCGAAGAGGATTATTGGCAGAACCCCGTGGCGCCGGTCCCGGCGGCGCTCTATCAACCTCTCCCCTATCTGCCGGATGGAGAAGAAATTCCGGCCGGTAAACTCCACAGTCCGGAAGAGGATTATTGGCAGAACTGTGTGGCGCCGGTCCCGGCGGCACTCTATCAGCCGTTGCCTTATGCATTCGATGGCGGGGAATGGATTGCGCCTCCCTTCGGCGCGCTGACCAACGAAGATTACTGGCAGAATCCGGCGGCGCCGGTTTTAGCAACCCTCTTCCAGCCACTGCCATATCTTCTCGATCGGGAAATGGCCCGCGCCTTCGATATTATCGCCAGCTCCCACGTAGCGAAATTATCAGGCCGCGATCGGGTAGCCAACCTGCCAGGCAGATCCAGAGTATCGAAGGTACCGGCCCGACCGCGCCTCAGCCACAAACCGAAGGGGGACGGTTGATGCCGATCGACCCGATTCGCAAACAGCCGAGCGAGGTATTGAATTGGGGCATTGATTTGAGCGCTGATCTCGGAGTGGGTGACACGTTAACCTTGACCAGTGTCAAGGCCGTGAACCGGGCTACGGGGGTGGATTCAACTTCGACTGTGATCGCCACGATTCCGGCCCCGGAGATGATCGGGCAGATAGTGGCCTTCACCGTAAAGGACGGAACGGACGGCGACGTGCATCATCTCACGTTCAGGTTCCTGACGAGTTCCGGGGAGGAACTCGAAGCCGATATTGATCTCATTATTGTGGAGGAATGAATATGACGGTGATGAAAAAGGAAGCTGACGGGATGCACCCGGCCAGCCATTACCTAGTGGTCGAGGATCCCGAACAGCCGAGCACCTGGCACCTGTTGGTGCGTGATGCGGGGGGTAAGCCTGACCACGGCAATATGGGCGCGGCCCACGCCGCCCTGATGTCGCCCGGTGGGTTTCGCGGCAATTCCTATGCCGGGCCGCAAAAACAGGAGGCCATCGCCAAACTCAAGGCGCTGTATGCCGAAGAGAAGATGCCGTGGACGGAGCACCAGGCACAGCAGTCTGAAGTCCTGCTGGCGGTGCGGCAGGGTGTGGCCCTGCGCGATGGCGGAGATGCGGAAGGGCGCGTCTGGCAAGTCGAGATCACCCAGTACGGTGAATCAAAGGCGGGGCTCGACTGGCCGCGCGAGGTTTGCGCGCGCGATGCCCAGGTCTTCCAACATGTACGTTCCCACGCCGACCATATCACTCCAGGCGAGGCGCACCAGGCGGGCGGCCATTCGATTCGCAATTTGATTGGCTGGATTGAAAACCCGGTGCCAGGTGATACGGCGCTACTGGGAGAGTTGCACTTATTGGAACCTGAGACCTGGGCCCCGAAACTCCGCGCCATTCAGAAAGCTCCGGCGGGCGTGGCCGGGATGAGTCTGGACGCGCTCGTGCGGTGCTCGGCAGTCAAACAGGCCGGGCGTGATATCCGCCGCGTGGTGCAGATTATGGCGGCGGCTAGTGTGGATCTGGTTTCCGGGCCGGCGGGTGGCGGTCAGATATTGCGCGCCGTGGCCAGTGTGGAAGATTTTTGGAAAGCCAGTCCGAACGCAGAGTTCGAGCCAACTGCGGGGACGAAGCAAGGCGCCGGGGACGATACCGGCGCGATAAGGAGAAGCAAAATGAAAGAGCTGATCGAACGGATTGTGCAGGCGATCAAGCGCTTCGACCCCGCGCGGGCGGAAACGGTCGAAGCGGAAATCGCCAAGATCGAGAAGGAGGACGACAAACTCATCCGGGTGACGCAGGTCTTGGCGGAGATTGAAGCGCCCAAAGTTGCCGAGCCCGCCAAGCCGACCCTGGCCCTGTCGCCGGAAGACAAGCAAACCCTGGCTGATGCCAAGGCCTCGGTGGCCGTGGCGCGGGTGATGCAGTGCCAGGCGACGCTGCGGCAAGCGCTGAGTGACTCGAAGTTGCCGCCGCCGTTACAGGCCGAAGTCGAGCGGCGCTTTACCGGCCGCGAATTCAAGGCGGAAGAATTGGCGGAGGAAATCAAACAGGTACGCCAGACTTATGCGGCCCTGGTGCCGGAAGGCCGCATCACCCATCCCACCGTCCGCATCACCATGCAGGATACGGACAAACTGCAAATCGCCTTGGATAAGGTTTGTGGGCTCACCCACCAAGTGAAGGTCGAGGAGGATGCGCGCGGCTTCGAGCGTATCACCCAGGGCGTAGTGTTGCCGACGGACATTCCGGCATTTCGCGGCCTGCGTGAAGCCTACGTAGCCTATACCGGCGACGTCGACATTCGTGGGGAAACCAAGGTCGAGCGCATTACGCAAATCTTCAATACCGCCGGTTTCCCTTATGCCCTGGCGGCCACGCTCAACCGGTTGCTGCTGAAGGACTATGCAGCCATCGATTACCGCTGGCGCGAAATTGTGACCTCGATCACCTCGCCGAGCGATTTCAAGACGCAGGAACGCATCCGGGTAGGCTACTTCGGAGATCTCGATACGGTAGGCGAAGATGAGACCTACGACGAGATCGCAGCCTACACCGATGAGAAGGTCAGCTATGCGGTGATCACCAAGGGGAATAGCTGGACGCTGACTCGCCGGGCTATCATCAATGACGACATCGGCGCCGTCAAGGTGACGGTTGGAAGGGCGGGCCGGGCGGCGGCTCGCACCCTGGCGCAGTACGTCTGGAACTTCTTCATCAACATTCCGACCTACGATCCTACTGGGCTCGCCTGGGCGCACGCCACGCACGGCAACCTGGGCGCGGTGGATCTGGGCATCCCGTCACTGGCGGCCGCCGAATTCACGGCCATTCGCAAGGCCCTGTTCAACATGACCGAGAAGGATTCCGGGAAGAAACTCGGGCTGGTCGGACCCTACCTGTTGGTGGTGCCGATTGATCTGGAGCCGGCCGCCAAGGCTTGGAACCAGGCCCAATACGTGGATGCCGTGTTTACGCCGAAT